GTAAGTGAGGACTAGAGATAACAAGGATAAGAACTAATATTATATAAACGGGGCTGACTGCTAAGATACTTCATAGGGAAGCTGGTGAAAGACCTGCAGGTATCCTGATTAAATCTATTTCATATGAGAAATAGATTTTTAGTTTATATATGTATGATTTCTTTTCTTTGGTTCTTTCTTTTCTTATTTTATATGTTATATTTGTAGAAAATTTATAGGTATGGCCTGGAAAGATTTAAATGTCAGAGACAGGGCTCAGTTTATTAAACAAATGGTAAGTCTTGGTATTACTAAATCTGAAGAACAAGCAGACTTTTATAATAACTCATTAAATAGTAGTCAAGGGCATAGATTTGATGGAGACCCTACTCCAGATGAAATCAAGGGAACTTCTACAGATGCGGCGTATAGACGAGCTAAAAGAACTTTTTCTTTTAACCCTTATTTAAATACAACTACTGGATTCTCATTATCAAGATACCCAAATATGTGGCAAGAACAAAAGAATGTCCCAATGTCATATGATTTAAGTGTTGACATACCTGTCTTTAAAAAAGCACGAGTAGGAGACCCTAATGAAGTACATGATGATTATTATGGTAGGATAGCTTTGTCTGCAAACGATGAGTATCCAAATGGACTATCGTGGGCTCTTAATTCTGGTTATACAAGAGGTGGTACAAGAGCAGACGATATGTTATATGCTAATGGTCAAATAGGATACCACCATCCAAAAACAGGATTATTTGGAAATTTGAAACTTGCATATAATAAAACTGAAAACCCTCTTACGCTTAGAGGACCGAATATAATTGGTGAGGTAGGTTGGAAAAGAACTATAGGAGAAAGAAAAGCTGAAGAGATAAAAAGAAAAGAAACTTTATTAAAAGAGGTAGAAGAAGAAAGAAAGAAATTAGAGGAGCAAAATGAGAATAAAAAAGCTAATGGAGGACATTTATATGGGGGGATACCCTACTTTTTAAAATAATTTATTATATTTGCACAGTTAGTTTCGTTTTTATCATAATGATTGTTTTATATAGTTAGTTCGAGCCCTGCATGAGTGAGTCTGCAGGGTTTTTTGTTTCTATATGTAAAAATTTTTTACTTTTTTATTTGCACATTACTAATACCTTAACTATATTTGTCTAGAATTTTAAACAAAATATTATGGCAAAGATAAGTGTAGATAAAAAATGGCAGGCTGAATCTGACGCAAGAACTATGGCAGAGTATCAAGAAATTATGGAAGATAAGACACGAATGAAGGCAGCTCAAAAAACGGCTACTGAGTTGGCTAAAAAGATGACTGCAAGTGCTCAAAGAATGAATATGGCTGCTAAAACATCTAAAAGAAAATAACATGGGAAAATTAACAGTAATTACGGCTCCTACTTTAAGAAGACTTTTAGAAGCTTCTAATCAGGCAAATATTACAAAGGAGCAAATAGTGTCAGTATTTAATGCAAATGGGGAGTTTATCTTATTGTATGAAAGCAGAGCCAATTAAAAAAGAAGAATATGATAAAGAGCCCGTGTTCTACTGTGCTCATTGTAACTCTTTAAAAATTATTGATATAGACGGAGTTACATTTTGTGACGAGTGTGGTAGTACTGACATAAAGGAAACTGATATATATAATTGGAAGAGATTAAAAAGTAAACATTAAAATTTTTATAGATATGGCAAACGAAGAAAAATCAAATCAACAAGAGGTTAAACAATTGTCTTACGATGAATTAAGAAAAGCGGCAAGTGAATTGTCAATGCAATTGCAAAGAATGTCACAGCAATTTAACCTTGAAAGACAAAAACATCAGAAAGAAACGCAGGAATTGCAGATGTTTAATATGTTTAAACGTCTTGATTTTCTTTTTAAAGTTGTTGAAAATGCTCCTAGGTTTCCAGCAGAATTTGTTGAAACTATTACAAAGGAAGTCGTAGATTTGTTAAGTCTTTCAAATGAGCAGGAAAACAAGGAGGAAAAATCTGATGGCACAGATGGAGATAAATAATATCATTAAAATACCTTGTACATCTGAATTAAACTTCTATGAGAACTGGCTTATTGCATTAAAGCCTTTTCATTCATTATCTAATGGTGAAATAAGGATATGTGCAGCTTTTCTTAAACAAAGAAATAATCTTTGTAAAGCTATAAGTGATGAAAAGATGGTTGACAAACTTCTCTTTAGCAAAGAAATTAAGCAGGAGATAATGAAGGAACTTGACGTGTCTATCTTTCTTGTAGATAATGTAATAAGAAGATTGAGGGAGAAGGGAGTATTGAATCATAATACTTTCAATAAGAGGATTTTTCCTAATGTCAAAGGAGAAAATGAACCTTTTAAGTTAATGTTCTTATTTGATTTTCAATGAAACTTGAAGATGCTGCAAAGAAAGCTTCGCTGATTACTGGCATAGATGAGGAAGTAGTAATCAGTGTTTATAGGCAATTCTGGAGACAGATAAAAGCTCGCATGGATGCATTGCCTTTAAAGACAGAAGATATAGATGAAAAGACATTCAATTCTGTATTCAACAGTTTTTCCTTACAGCATCTTGGAAAATTCTGGTGTGATTATAAAAGGTATAAAGGAGTTAAAAAGAGTATTGAAATTAAAAAACAGAGAAGTCATGATAAAAATAAAAAAGATTAAACCGATGTTTACCTCACTTGTAACTACGATGGACATTTATACTGAAGAGGAATGTTCTATTGCAGAGGCTTATAAAAAAGGAACGATTAAGGAAGTACAGAAAGTACTGTCTGTAGGTCCGAGTATAATGCATATAAAAGAAGGAGATTTAGTATCTATAAATCCTATAAGATATGCAGTAAGAAAGCATGATGAAAATTCAATAAGAAGTGACATTGAGGGGGGTAATCCTGTACTTAAATATGAATTTAACGTCATAGAACTTGATGATAAACCTTGTTTATTATTGCAAGATAGAGACATTAATTATGTTATAGAAGATTATGAGGAGATAGAAACTCCAAAGAAAACTGGACAGACTATCATAATGCCTTGTACAACAATTATTAGCTAATGAAACTGTTTAGATACGAAGGTTATAATATAACAATATCAGAAGAGGCTTTATTATTAAAGCCTTTTCAGGTATTGTGGAAAAGGGATAGGTCACAAGGAAAGCAGAAAGCTTTAATGGAATTGGGCTATTGCTATTTTATGGAAGACCCTAGAAGTGACTATCAGATGTATATAGACAGAGATGAAAGAAGTAAGCAGATAAAGTTAGGTGAGGGTTTTAGTGAAGATTGGAGACCTGACAAAGCAGTACTTGATGCTATAACATTCTATGCCTCTTTTAAATCAGAGGCTGCCTTATTGGCAGAAGACACAAAAGCTTCAATTAGAAATCTTCGTGAATATTTGAGAACTATAGACTTAAAAGCCACTGATGATAAGGGAAAACCGATTTATACATTAAATGACTATACCAACGCAGTAGCTAAAGTTCCGAAGTTAATCATAGAACTTGACAGTGCTGAAAAGGCAATAGCAAGGGAGATAACTCAAAATGACAAGGTAAGAGGAAGCCAGGAAAAATCAATGTATGAAGATATAGCTAATCAATAATGGAATTTACGTTTAATAAACATCAGACAGAACTTACAGACGAGCTTTTAAACTCTATTCCAGAGGAGGTAAAGGAACAATTGTTTGAAATTATACAGACAGTTCCTTTTATACAACATCTTATATCAAAGGATAGAAAATATGCTAGAGACCTTACAAGAGATGAAAAGGGAAGAATAATTGTAGATGTTGCACATCCTCATATATTGGAGGATATGGATTATTTCAGACAACCTGCTTTGCATTATATAGAACACGGATGTTATACATTTTTAAGACCTAATAGTAATCCAAATTCTGAATATAGAAAGTTTTGGGATGAAGAAATTAGAAGAATGTATGAAGGATATGTGAGAAAATCAGATGGAGAATGGGTTACAGGTTATATGTATTGGTTTTTGAACTATAATCCTATGATGGTGAACTTCTACAATGAAGGTTCAAAGAAGGCTGTAAGAAAGGAATCTTTTCCTCTTGTGTTTGAAGGCATTTATTTCAGATTTCATTATTTGTGGCAAGCAAGGGAAAATGGGCATCACGGCATAGAATTGGCTAAACGTGGGTGTGGAAAGAGCTATTCCCTATCTTCAATAATGACTCATAATCTTATTTTAGGAGAATCAAAAGAAACAAATAGACGTGCAATTACTATACTTACGGCATATCAGAAAGAATATCTTTCAGATTCAAAAGATGGTACTCTTTCTAAATTTAAACCTTCACTTAACTTTATTTTTGACAATACACCACTACCTCATCTTTTATTGAAGAACTCTCCAAATGAGATGACTTGGCAAATGGGTTATAAGGATGATATGGGTAGAGAACAGGGGTCTTTAAATCAGGTAATGGCAGTTTCTGCAAAAGATGATTCTGAAAAACTTCGTGGTAAACGTGGTTATATTCTTTTTGAAGAAATGGGTTCTTTTAAAGGACTACTTTCTTTATATGATATTACAAGAAGAAGTGTTGAAGACGGTGATTTTACATTTGCATTTATGTATCTTGTTGGTACAAGTGCTGAAGATGAATCAGATTTTACTTCTGCAAAGATTTTGTTATACAATCCAAATGGGTATAATTTGCAAGAAGTTGAAAATGTATACGATAAGATAAATCAAGGAAAAAAGACATTTGGGTATTTTTTCCCTGCATATGTAAACAGAGCTGGATGTTATAATAAAGATGGAGTTTCTGATGTCATAAAAGCTCTTATTGAAGTACTTATCAATAGGTATAAGATGAAATACTCTTCAGACCCTACATCAGTATTGAGGACTATAGCTGAAGACCCTATAACTCCTGCGGAGGCAATTCTAAAAGTTAAGAATGCCTATTTTCCTACAACCGCTCTTACAGAAAGACTTGCACAATTAGATGCAAATCCTAATGCATTTGATGACGTGTATACAGGAAATTTTAATTTAAAGAACGGAGAAGTTGAATTTGAAATCACGGGAGATATTCCTATAAGACAATATGGGGTTAAAAATACCACAAAGGGAGCTGTTGAAATCTTTGAGATGCCTGCTAAGGATAAAGATGGAAGAGTATATTATGATAGGTATATTATAGGGCATGACCCCGTGGATAATGACCAGGCTGAATCTTCATCATTAAGTTCTACAATAGTGCTTGACTTATGGACAGATAGAATCGTTGCTGAATATACAGGAAGACAATTATTTGCAGATGAAAACTATGAAATTGTAAGAATGCTATGTTTGTTTTATAATGCAAAGTGTATGTATGAATGTAACAAAAAAGGTCTTTATCAATATTTCCAAAAAATGTATTCAACTCATTTGTTATTGGAAACTCCTCAATATCTAAGGGATAGACAGTTGGTCAAATACAATAACTTTGGAAACAATCAATATGGAGTTAATGCATCTGCCGCTATAAACAACTATTCCAACAGTCTTATAAGAGATTGGTTATTATTACCAAAACTTACAATTATAAAGAAAGATGATGGTACGGAAATTGAAACTACAGTGCCTAATCTTTATAATATAAAAAACAGGGCACTGCTTGAAGAGCTTATAGCATTTGCCCCAGAAATAAATGTGGACAGGGTAAGGGCTTTAGGTATGGTTATGTTGGCAAGAGAAGAAAAGATGGTTTTATGGGGTGGAACTGTTAAAAAATCAGAGTATAAGGCAAATACTATGACAGAAGACCCTTTTTTTAAAGACAATTATGATGACAAATTTGATGAAGGTGAATTAAAATCAGTTAATGGTACATATGATTTTTAACTATATTTGATTTTTATAAAAAACTTTCCTATATTTGAAGCCGAATTAAAGTTAAGAATATGTTGTCTGTAAATAGTCTTCCTCCTCAACAATTATCCTATCAGAGGAAAAACAAGGAATGGAGAAAAAAACATCTGGATTGGGCAGATGGAAAGACTTTTTTCAATTATAGTCCTGTAAGAAATTCTGTAATGCATAAGAAAATTAACTATGACTTGGTTAATGGAAAACTGCATATGGAAGACTTGCAGCTGGTACTTAATCCAGAGTCCTTGAAGGCAAGTTATATTCCAAAGAACATACAACACTATGCAATCATGAACCCTCACCTTGAAGTACTTATTGGTGAGGAACTTGCAAGACCATTTGACTTTAGAGTTGTTGTTACAAATCCTAATGCAATCTCTGAAATAGAGAATAGAAAGAAAGAAGAATTGGGGACTTTGGTACAAAACATAGTACAAAACCAAAATATAGCAGATGAAGAAGCGCAGCAACAATTACAAGATGAAGTAAACTACTTTACCTATGAGTGGCAAGATGAGAGGGAAATAAGGGCTAATGCTCTTCTCAATCATTATAAGAAGGAGTATAACATGCCTCTTATGTTCAATAAAGGTTTTATGGATGCTCTAATTGTAGGAGAGGAAATTTATAGATGTGACATAGTATCAGGCGAACCTATAATAGAAAAACTTAATCCTCTCAAATTGAGAGTGTTCAGGGCAGGACTTTCTTCAAATGTTGAAGATGCAGATGTTGTGGTTTATGAAGACTATTGGAGTCCTGGAAAAATTATAGATACTTATTTTAGTGACAAGGACGCTTCAAAGATTATGAAGTATCTTGAAAATCCTAAAGATGTAGATGGTGACGGTCATTATTCTGTTGGAAATATAAATGAAGATGCTGGCTTTATGCAGTCTGACATTATTCCAGAAAAGATTGACGGTCTGTATTTTAATCCTATATTAGGCAAAGAAGAGATAGGAAATTCTCTTTTACCATTTGACCCTGTAGGAAATGTAAAAGTTGTAAAGGTTTATTGGAAATCAAGACGTAAGATTAAAAAGGTTAAATCTTATAATCCTGAAACAGGAGAATCTGAATTTAACTTCTACACTGAAGACTATATTTGTGATGAATACAAGGGAGAGGAAGAAGAGATTTTTTGGGTTAATGAAGCTTGGGAAGGAACTAAGATAGGAAGTGGTCTTTATGTAAATATGAGACCACGTACTGTTCAATATAACAGAATTTCAAATCCTTCTTTATGTCACTTTGGAATTATAGGTTCTTTTTATACACTTAATGAAGACGAGCCTTATTCTATGGTTGATAAGATGAAACCATATGCATATCTTTATGATGCGATACAAGATAGGCTTAACAAACTTATAGCAAGAAGTTGGGGACCAATGATTAATGTGGACTTTGGTAAAATGCCTGCAAATTGGACTATGGACAAATGGATGTATTTTGCAAAGACTAATGGTATATTGGTAACTGATTCTACAAGAGTTATTTCTGAAGGTCCTGCAACAGGCAAGTTAGCAGGCTCTCTTAATAATAACAATCAAGGTGGTTTTGCAATAGACTCTAGTGGATTGGTGCACCAATATCTCAACATGCTTCAGTTTATAGAAACTCAAATGGGTGATATTGCAGGTATTACTCCACAAAGAAAAGGTCAAGTGTCTAATAGGGAAACTGTTGGAGGTGTAGAGAGAGCTACCTTGCAGTCTTCACATATTACCGAAAAATTATTTGCAATACATAACGACATTAAAAGAAGAGTTTTAGAATGCTTTCTTGAAACTGCAAAAATTGCAATGAGGGGAAAATCAAAGAAATTCCAATACTTGCTTCCAGACTCATCTCTTCAATTGATTAATATTGACGGAGATACTTTTGCAGAATGTGATTACGGATTGGCTGTAGATGATAGTAATTCTATAAAAGAATTGAATAGCAAGATAGATATACTTGCACAGGCGGCTCTTCAAAATCAGGCATTGACATTCTCTGCTATTATGAAGTTATACAATTCTACATCATTGGCAGAAAAACAAAGAATGATTGAAAGAACAGAGAAAGAAATGCAACAAAGAGCTGCACAACAAAAACAACAAGAAATGCAGTTACAACAACAGCAACTTGAAATGCAAGCTCAACAAAAACAAGCTGAACTTGAACATCAAGATACTCTTAGTCAAAGAGATAATGATACAAAGATTACTGTTGCAGAAATTAACTCTCAAGCTGAATTTGCAATTCTTCAACTTAAAAACAATATGGTTGAAGATAGTTCGGAAGTTAAGTTGGAGAGAGAAAAACTGCAGGAAAGTATGAGACAATTTGATGAAAAATCAAAATTAGAAAATAAAAGGTTGGAAGAAGAAAAAAGAAAGAATAAGGCAGATGAAGAGTTAAAAAGAAAACAGATTAATAAACCTTCTAAGACTAAATAATTATGGAAACAACTGTTGCTAAAATAGTGTATTCGCCCTGTCCTCCCTCTTCAAAAGATGTTATTTGGGGAAAAACAGTTAATGGAAAAATAGAATTTCAAACATTTGGAAATGAAGGATGGAATACTGTTGCTAAAGAAGATATTCTTAAAGATATTTTTCAGATAAAAGAAGAAATTTTAGAGGAATTGGAAGACTATATAGATGAGGTTATACCTCAAGCAGATTGGAACCATGTAGATGGAATTTCTCTTGATGTCGTATATTGTGAGGATTCTACAGGGTATATGTTTGATAGAAGTAAATATTATGATGTATCTGCAGTTACTGATGTAACTTTTACAATCCCAGCGATTACAAAAGCAGAAATTTACAAAGGAACTTTACATTCCGCTAGTATAACAGTTCCTTCTGAGACTTTTATTACAGGAGATAAGTCTTTATTAACAATTTCTGGAACAACAATAACTGCAAGTTCTTCAAAATGGTATACTTGGACATATGATTCATATACAAAAGAAATGAAATTTAGTATGTATAAAGAAATTTAAATTTTTAAAGTATGGTAGAAGCACAAGATATACAAGAAGAATCTACAATTATAGATATAGTATTTCCTTCTGATTTTAAAATCAGAATTAATTCTTTGGAAGGAATTAACAGTGTAATTCCATTTGAAAATTATCCATTTTTACAATTTTTAATAATAGATAATTATGGAGGAAGCTACAAAGCTATATATAATCCTATTGACCATACAAAAAATATAAATGTAAAAACCGATGGAACTTATTTATATGTAATAGTTGAGAATTATAAATTAAGAGGTGCTCTAAAAATAAAAATAGGAATAGCAGGTACTGACAGTGATTTTTCTGATGGAAAATGGAATTGGTATGATAGTGCAAAAAGTTTAAATGTTAATATCGTATTATAATGGCAAATAATGTAACTAATGAACAAATACGAGTAAGTTTGGATGTATTAACTCCTTCGCAGTCTATTGTTGATTTGGCTGTAAGATTTCCTATTTATGTTATTAATGAATATACAGTTCAATCAGATTGGGAACAGGCTGATACATCTGCAGGAGACTACATAAAAAATAAACCTAATTTAGATTTAAAAGCAGATAAAGTTACTAATGCAACAGGTGGTAATTTTGCCTCATTGGATAGTAATGGTAATATTGTTGATTCAGAAAGAAGTGTTGAAAAGGTAGATAATAATGATACCAGTAATTTGCCTACTCTTGATAAAGTAAATGCTTTGCTTGAAGCTATGCCCGAACCAATGCTATTTAAAGGTTCTTTAGGAATGGGAGGTACTATTACTACTTTGCCAGACGTGTCTTCTCTAAACGAAGGTTTCACATATAAAGTAATAACAGCAGGAACTTACGCAGGGCAAATTGCAAAAATAGGAGATACTTTTATTTCAGATGGTACACAATGGGTTCTTATTCCATCAGGCGATGAGCCAAGTGGGACAGTAACAAGTATAAAAATTAAAGCTAATACTCCTATAAATATTGATACTGACGAAGCTATTACTAATAGTGGTGAAAGAACAATTAGTCATGCTAATTCAGGTGCAACAGCAGGAAATTATGGTGATAGTGCAGCACAAACTCCCGCGTATGGAGCTACATTTAAAGTTCCTTATGTAGCAGTAAATGCGACAGGACATGTGACTGAAATAAGCGAACATACAGTAAAAATTCCTGCAAGTGACAACACTGATACTCACAGACCAATTCAGATGAATGGTACTGAGATATTGGGAAATGATACAACTGCATTAAATTTAAAAGCAGGTAGTAATGTCACATTGACAAATTCTAGTGGTACAGTAACTATTGCATCATCAGACAGCACAAAGGCTGACAAAGTTTCTTCTGCTACAAATGGTAACTTTGCAGGACTTGATGCAAATGGAAACCTGATAGATTCAGGTAAGAAAGTTGCTGATTTTCAGCCTGCTGGTAATTATAAGACAACACAGTCAGCAGTTCCATCGCCTACTGCATCAGGAAGTGCAAAGTCCTTTATTGACTCAATAGCCCAAGATGGTAATGGTGTTATAACAGCAACTAAGAAAACCTTGTTAAATGCTTTGATGGGCAGTGGATATGGTACATGCTCTACTGCGGCAGCTACAACAGAAAAATCTGTAGTTTTATCAAACTATGAAAAAGAACTAGGTGGATTAATTGTAGTTAAATTTGATAATGCAGTTCCTGCTAACGCTACATTGAATATAAATAGTAAAGGAGCTAATTCAATTTATTATACTGGTTCTCCTATTACAGATAATATAATTAAATCGGGTGATATGGCATTATTTATGTATACTACTTCAACAAATTATACATTAATAACCACCGATAGGCTAGCTAGAGAATCTGTAGTAGGATTATCAATCAGTGGCACTACAATTACTATAACAAAAGCAGATGGTTCCACTTCAACTATAACAACACAGGACACAAAGAATACAGCAGGCTCTACTG